ATGCAAACCGTTATTTTTGGTCGTCCGGGTTGCCCTTACTGTGTGCGTGCAAAAGATCTGGCTGAGAAATTGAGCAATGAACGCGATGATTTCCAGTATCAGTATGTAGATATTCGTGCGGAAGGGATCACTAAAGAAGATCTACAACAAAAGGCAGGTAAACCCGTAGAAACCGTGCCGCAGATTTTTGTCGATCAGCAACATATCGGCGGCTATACCGATTTTGCTGCATGGGCGAAAGAGAATCTGGACGCCTGATCGTCTGACAAGCCCTCGCGTTGAGGGCTTTATTGATTTTTTCTGTGCTGTGGTTTAAACAAACTACTGATAAATAAGAAACACAATGCCCCCAGCGCACACCAGAACACCGCACTTAATAACCATGCCAGCTCTTGCCAGAATGAGCGCGTCGGTGAAAAAAACAGCCGCATAATGAGCATCGAACAGGGTGCCGCCAGCATTGCGCCAAACAGAGGTTTCAGGACTTCTCTACGATGTGAAAAGAAGCTGGCAACTGCACCAGGAAGAATGAAAAATAGCAAACCGATTTCAGGATGCCCGGCAGCCCGAAAAGCGCCTTTCATGTGCGTCGCCAGAAAAAGACACACCACAATGAAGAGGACAAAACAGCAGATTGCCCCCGCCCAACGTTGTTTATGTTTCACTCGTTCCTCCTGACACTGCGTCTATCGAACACATTTTTCGCCAGTGTGGCGTTCAGTAAGATAAAGCCGCTTCGCATTCCATGCTAATATAGGCCAACGCAATTCATATAGCCGTTGATACCTAATGTGATTACACTAGTAAAATATATTGTTACTTTACTATCGTTTAGGTGCGCTGAATGAATCTGCGCCCTGAATTCTGGTAAAAAACATTATCGTAAATTACCATTTCTTTCAACAGCTTACTAGTAAACAAGAAGTTAGCCTCCGTGAATATAAACGTCGCCGAATTGTTAAATGGGAATTACATTCTGTTATTATTTGTGGTCCTCGCGCTTGGGCTATGTCTCGGGAAATTACGACTTGGTTCGATCCAACTAGGTAATTCCATTGGCGTTTTAGTCGTATCGCTGTTATTAGGCCAACAACATTTCAGCATTAACACCGACGCGCTTAATCTTGGCTTTATGCTGTTTATTTTCTGCGTCGGGGTCGAAGCCGGACCGAACTTTTTTTCCATTTTTTTTCGCGATGGGAAAAATTACCTAATGTTAGCACTGGTGATGGTTGGCAGTGCGCTGGTGATCGCCTTAGGGTTAGGTAAGCTGTTTGGCTGGGATATTGGCCTGACGGCCGGTATGTTAGCTGGCTCTATGACGTCGACACCGGTTCTGGTCGGTGCTGGCGATACACTGCGTCATTCCGGCATGGAAAGCAGGCAGCTCTCACTGGCACTGGATAATCTGAGCCTCGGGTATGCCTTAACCTATTTAATCGGTCTGGTGAGTTTGATTGTTGGTGCGCGTTACTTGCCGAAATTGCAGCATCAGGACTTACAGACCAGCGCCCAGCAAATCGCCCGCGAACGTGGCCTGGACACTGATGCCAACCGTAAGGTTTATTTACCGGTGATCCGCGCCTACCGCGTCGGCCCGGAGCTGGTGGCCTGGACCGACGGCAAAAATCTGCGTGAACTGGGTATTTATCGACAAACTGGCTGCTACATTGAACGTATTCGACGTAACGGGATTCTGGCGAATCCAGACGGTGATGCTGTGCTACAAATGGGCGATGAAATAGCGTTGGTAGGCTATCCCGACGCCCACGCACGACTCGATCCCAGCTTCCGTAACGGCAAAGAAGTTTTCGATCGTGACCTTCTCGACATGCGTATCGTCACTGAAGAAGTGGTCGTTAAAAACCATAACGCCGTGGGCAAACGTCTCGCACAACTGAAGTTGACCGATCACGGTTGCTTCCTTAACCGCGTCATTCGTAGCCAGATTGAGATGCCGATAGATGACAACGTCGTGCTTAACAAAGGTGACGTTTTACAAGTCAGCGGCGATGCCCGTCGCGTAAAAACCATCGCCGATCGCATCGGCTTTATCTCGATTCACAGCCAGGTCACTGACTTGCTGGCATTCTGCGCCTTCTTTGTTATTGGGCTGATGATCGGGATGATCACCTTCCAGTTCAGCACATTCAGTTTCGGCATGGGGAACGCTGCCGGGTTGTTATTCGCCGGAATTATGCTGGGATTTATGCGCGCTAACCACCCGACCTTCGGTTACATTCCGCAGGGTGCATTAAGCATGGTGAAAGAGTTCGGCTTAATGGTGTTTATGGCAGGCGTTGGTCTGAGCGCCGGTAGCGGTATTAATAACGGCCTGGGCGCGATTGGCGGTCAGATGTTGATTGCCGGATTGATTGTCAGTCTTGTGCCAGTGGTTATCTGTTTCTTGTTCGGTGCTTATGTATTGCGAATGAACCGCGCACTGTTGTTCGGCGCAATGATGGGCGCACGCACCTGCGCGCCGGCAATGGAGATCATCAGTGATACAGCTCGCAGTAACATCCCGGCGCTGGGCTATGCGGGCACCTATGCAATCGCCAACGTCCTGCTGACGCTGGCAGGGACAATCATCGTCATGGTATGGCCAGGATTAGGATAAAACTGAAGTTGCCCTGAAAATGAAATTTTTTTGCACAACCGCAGAACTTTTCCGCAGGGCATCAGTCTTAATTAGTGCCACTGCTTTTCTTTGATGTCCCCATTTTGTGGAGCCCATCAACCCCGCCATTTCGGTTCAAGGTTGATGGGTTTTTTGTTGCCTGAAATTTATGCCTTTTAAAATCATGATGTTAGAAGCACTGTTTTTTAACGATGGCGACAAATTGGCGGCAGCGTCAAAGAGAGAGCGCCACCTGTCCTGATTTCATTGGATGCGGCTGAACCGGATTTGACTCTTTTGGCGTTGCAATCGAACGAACAAAAGTTTCATGGGTAACAAAAGTATGGCTGCAGTTAATGTTCTGGCACTGGTTGTAACGCTCTTTGGTCAATGAAGATACCTGAAAACTGCTGCGAGTATGGGCGGCACTTCCACACAGTGGGCAAATCATCATTTTTCGAGTTCTCCCCATTTTTGCTAAATTCACAATAATGATACCGCATTATTCCATTTTGAAAACTTAAAAGTTCTCCATTGCGAAGAATCATTCCATTTCGAAATCATCAATCTTCACTTCAAGCTCCAGACTGGTCGTAAAACCGTTATCCGGGCTGACGGTATGTGTCAGAGTCGTAATGGTCCATTCCGCATCATCTATCGGCTGTTTAAAACCACTGACCTTCACAGGCATTTCCGTGTAGAGATCTGCCCGCCCTTCCGCCAGTTGTAGCGAGAATGACGCAACGCCGCGTTGCAGGCGTTCCCACTGCATTTTTGCCGCTCGTTCGGCGTTGCTCCGGTTGGCATAAGTGCGATTAAGTACCAGCACGTTTTCATCCGTCCCCACCAGGTAATCGCCCTGCTTCGCTTCCGGCTCTTTCTTCTGCTTCTTAGTCCTGTGCTTACGCTTCACCGTAGTGCTTTCTTTCTTCGCGGGTTCGCGGGTATGCAACCAGCTGGCAATTACCCCCGTGTAGGCTCCGCGATCTGCCAGGGTAAAGCGGTGACTGTCGCCGTCCTTGCGTGTGATAGTGATCACCGGCAGTGGTTTACCAGTGGCGCTTTTGCCCTGTCCCTGCCGGATGAATAACAGATTGCCATTTTTCACCGACGCGATGGCACCGTACTGGCGCGCCAGCCGCATCAGAAAACTGCCGTCACTCTCATTAGTCTGGTCTATATGCTCCACGGGCTTATCCGACAGGTCTTTACCCAGTGCCATCTTCAGCTTGTGACGCGCGGCTATTTCCTTCACCACTTCCCCGACAGTGGTCTTGTGCCACGATTTTTCACGGCGGGTATTCAGCGTTTCCCTAAAATCAGCACTTCGCGCCCGGATAGTCAGGCGATCCGGTGCGCCAGTGTGTTCAATCTCGTCCACCGTGAATGCCCCTTTCGGGAAAAGCGGCTGCCCCTTCCAGCCCAGCGCCAGCGTAATGACCGCACCACGGCGCGGCAGCACGATTTTTCCGTCGGCGTCGTCCAGCTCCAGATCAAGCTGGTCCGCTTCAAAGCCCCGGTTATCCGTCAGCGTAAGCCCCATCAGGCGGTTGTCCAGCACAGTGGTGATATCCTTGCCTTCAATACTGATGCTGAATGCGGGAGTTTTGTTGCCTTTGTTAAGCAATTCAGAGCTGAAATTCACGACAGCAGCCCTCCCACCGTTTTACTGATATCGCTTAAGGCAGACGTTGCCGTATCCTGCAAATTATTCAGCTGCGCACTGAGATCACCGAACATATCGGACAGGGATTCATCCACCCGTTTGAGCGACAGGGTAAACTCAATCCGGCGCGGCATACCATCGCGGAAAAACTCCGTTTTAGTCTGATTCAGTCCCTCAATCACATACATGCCGTAAATCGTGCCGCTGCCTTCAATCAGGGGCCATGCTTTTCCCTGTTCTGCCATCTGCTCCAGAGCCAGCAACGACAGCCTGCCGCCCGTTATCTCCGGCATAAGAACACCAGAAAGCGTCAGCATGTCGTTGTCCGGTCCCAGAAACTGCGTGGACGGACGACGGTTTACCCGGCTGTTTGCCGCATGTCGCCAGCTGCGTTGATACTGCAGTTCCTGATACGGAACGGTGCGCAGCATAAACACGTACAATCCCAGCACCATCATCATGCGTCGTATCCCCCCTGATCGCTGTAGTTACTCCTGGCTTTTGCCTTCAGCCTGCGTTCACGTTCATCAAGCTGGCGGGCCACCTCCCGCGCAATATCCTGCGCACTTTGTCCTGGCTGCGTCTGGATGATGATCTGCGTCGGTGCCTCAATCCTGTAAACGGGCGGCACAGTGGCTGCGCGACTCACAATTGCTTCTCCACCTTTCGCGGGAAGTGCCAAAGGGTGCAACGGTGGAAGCTCTGCTGGCGCGGCAGCAACGCCCATCATTCCGGCAACAACGGCAGCCAGTGCAGCTGTATTTCTCCGGCTGGTCACATTTGCCGGGCCGTTAACAATTTCCGGCCCGTTTTCACCGACGATGCCAAACTGCCCGCGCGGGATATAGCCGCCGCTGTCATACATCCCCGCAAAGCCATATCCCCATGACGGAAAACCACCCGATGGCATCATCACTTTACCGTCTGCATTCACCGTCGCAGGTTGCTGACGCGTCACGCTTTCCGGCAGTTTCGCCTTTGCAGCCTCTTTACTGACAATGCCGAGTTTCTCCAGCAACCAGGAAACGCCGGATTTCAGGGAGTCCAGCGGATGCATGACCATATTCAGCCCTTCCGCCAGTGCCTCCCCGAATCGTCGCCCCATTGCCGCTGCGCTCTGCAGTTCGGCAGAGGTCGACTTAACGGGCGTCAGCAGATCAGTAAACCAGCCCCACAGCGCCTGCACTTTGTCGCCAATCCACTGAAACACAGGCTTAAGTGGTTCGAATGCAGCACTGATAGGACCTGCCGCCGCTTTGAATCCTTCCACCACACCAGCGAGAAATGCGGTGATGGGTTGCCAGTATTTCCAGACAACCAGCGCTACGCCCGCCAGTGCAGTAACCACAAGACCTATCGGACTGAGCAGAGCACCTAACAGACCAGATATGGCATACAGGGCAACGCGCAGCATCGCCAGCGGACCGGATGCCAGTACTCGCAGCACCGCGCCTGCGGCAGCCAGTCCACCGCGTAGTGCTGCCAGTGGATTCATAAACATCATAGCAACAGCACGTAAACCGGATAATCCAGACCGCAACAGTGCAACCGGCACACCTGCTACAGTTTTCAGGACATTCCCCGTCAGTGATGCGGTGCGGCGCAAAGACGACAACGGCGCAGTAAGTAAACCCGCTGCGTTGCCCGATGAAGCAAGCCCGCGTCGCAGCAGTGCCAGTGGAGCGCCAGCTAACCAGGACAACGCGCTGCTGGTTCGTGTTACTGCTGCCGTAACGGAAGGTAACGTTTTGATACCCAGCACAGAGAATCCCAGACGGATGACTGCCAGCGGCCCCAGTACTGCAGCCAGCGCCACCGCTAAGGTGCCGAGGCCTACGGTAACCGCAGCCACAACAGCCGCTACTTTCATCAGTGTGCCTGTCAGTTCCGGGTTAGCTTCCACCCAGCGGCGCAACGCCCCCGTGATGCTTTTTACCGTGTACAGAATATCCATCAGCGGCTGGCGCAGCGTTTCGCCCAGGCTGCTGAAGGTGTTCTGCGCTCCGGTTTTGACCAGCAACCACTGAGCGGAAAGTGAGTCTTTGTTGATGTCGGATTCTTTCTGCATGGAACCGAGCGCATCATTGCCCGCTGTCAGTTTTAGCTGGCGCTGCAGTTCCGGAAGGTTGTTTGCCAGTTTCGCTGCATCATCACCAAACTCTTTACCAAACAACATGGTCATGGCAGACAGACGCTTGTCCTGCGGCAGTGCGTTCACCTTCTCCAGCACACGCTGGATAGTTCCCATCGCATCCTTCGTCATCTGCTTTTCAATCACTTCAGGATTGAGTTTCAGCAGATTCATCCCTTCAAAGAAACTCTTGCTTTGCATGGTGGCAATGGACAATTCACGCACCATCGCGTTTGCTGCACTGGCTGCAACCTCCGGCGCAGCGCCCAGTGTCAGAAAGGTGGACCCCAGTGCCGCCGCTTTACGATAATCCAGACGGTCAGCCACACCGCCCAGACGTTGCATAACATCAATGATCTCCGCCCCTTTCGACATGGCGTTATCATCCAGATAGTTCAGCGCATCGCCGAGCTGTTCAATATTGCGGGTAGGTATTTTGTAGAGCTGTGCGATTTTCCCCAGACTTTCTGACAGTTCATCCGCTGGCAGCTCAAAGGCTGTTGCCGCCTTTGCTGCCGTACTGGCGAAGGCCAGCAGGTCACGTTTCTGGTCTTCCCAGCTGTCGTCAGGGTTTGCGACGTTCATGCGCGCACCACCTTCAACCAGTGCAGCGAAGTCCACCGCACCGTTTTCCATCGGCAACTGTTCGCTGGCAGCCTTGATGGCATCCTGCATTTCATAAAAACGTGCAGTGCGGTTACCATTATCGTCACGCAGACCATTGACCTGCTTTGCCACACCTTTCATGGCATCTTCCATGCTGGTATAGCTTTTTACTGCCGCCATCACTGGCGCACCCATTGCCAGCCCTGCAGCCGTGGTAGTGGCTCCGGCTCCTGCGATGCGATCGCGCACTTCAAGCCGTCTTGAGTATTGTTCTCTGGCAGCGTTCATCCGTGCCTGTTGTTCACCCAGACGTTTAAGTGCTTTTTGCTGGCCCTCCAGTGCCTGCCTTGTTTCTTCAGCATTTTTCTTAAGTTCTCGCTGGGCACTACTGAGTTGTCTGGTATCAATCCCTGATTCTTTAAGTGCCTGACGTTGTCTCTGGACCGCCCCCAACAAGCCGTTATAGGTCTGCTGAAGTTCCTGTACTCGTGTTTTGGCCTGACTGAATAACTTTGCCTGCGCGGCGGTTGGCCTGTTAGTGGCAGCAAATTGTGTGGCGAGTTTTGCCGCCTCTTCGCGGGCTGCGTTCAGGTTGTTGGCTGTTATGGCTAGTTGCGAGCGCGTCTTGCGAAATTCATCAATTCTGCCAGCCTGCTTATTCAGTTCTTTGAGGCTGTTTCGGGTATTCTGAATTGCGCCAGCCAGCTCTTTCGAACTGGCCTGTGCAGCACGGAATGGGCGGGTGAGTTTGTCAACCGCATTAAGAATGACCTGCAGGCGCAGGTTATTATCACTCATCGTTGGCCCCGCTTCTCTGAATCGCTTTATACCGCCATTCCAGCACTTCGGTCAGCGACATAACGTCAGTAACGGATGGCGGCCAGTGAAAGATGGTGGCGATATCAGCCACCAGATCGTCAACCGTCAGGCTGTCGGTAAACCGGCAAGCACCGACTTCTTCAACAAAAAAGTGACAACCTCAACCGACATGGCAGTGAGATCTGCCGGGTCCATCTCTGCAATTTCCTGTGCAGTCAGTGCCGGACTGGAGATGCGGGGGATCACGGTCATCATCGCGTTCACATCCATATCCATAATGGCCTGCAGGCGTGTACCGCGCAGCGCACCGGACTGCGGTTTACGCAGCACAATTTCGGTAATTTCTGTTTTACCGCGCTTGATAGGGGTATCCAGTTGAATGGTCTTTTCAGTCTGCTTATCGCTCATTTTGTTGTCCTGTAAATTGGGTTCTGGCGCGGAATCCCGCGCCGTTCAGATACATCAGAGGCCGAGGGCGTTGCGGTGCGCTTCCATCAGGTCCACACCGTCCACAATTTCCACCATGTTGATAAGGTCCACTTCATAGAGCACCTCACCATTGATGGTCAGCTTCGCGTAGCTGTTGGTACTGGTCACTTTGGTGGTGTTGCTTTCGCCCGTCTTCCACTCACCGGAATCCACTTCTTTGTGACGTCCACGCACCACAAGCTCCACGGCCTGCACTTCCCCGGTATCGTCACGCTGGATAGAGCCGGTAAAGCGCAACTGGATGCCATCCACCGTGGCTTTGCCCATCTGCTTAAACAGCAGCAGTTCAGTACCACCAATGGAAAATTCTGTGTCCAGCGCACTGTCATCAAGCCCCAGATCCACATCCACTGCCCCCGGCATTCCGCCGCCGCGATACTTCTCATATTTGCGGGTGAATTTCGGCAGCGTCAGCGACTCAACGATCCCCTGCCAGTTGTTCCCGTCGTTAAACAGGTTCAGGTGTTTTAATTTGCGTGGTAAAGCCATGTTGTCCCCTTACGCGCTGACCTGGCTGGCGAAATTCACCAGGTACTGATCGGTGATGCGCTGACGCAACATCAGATTTTCAAGTGGCGGCACTGGCGTGTAGTCGTAGTCGATGGTGAGTTTTCCGGCTTTCAGAGTGTCTTTGTCGTTCACCGACTCGTCCAGCCAGCAATCACCACCAATGAGATACCCCTGACTGACCAGGCTGCGCATTTTGGCGCGGATGCCCTCGATAATGTCGCGCGCCAGCGACGGGTTCAGCGGTTTGTCCACTGCCCACATGTGCGCTTCTGCCATTGTGTCCGTCAGCACCTGCGCCGTGCGGGTGTAGTTTTCGAAAGCAAAGAGCGGGTCATCACTCAGGCAGCGGGAACCCCAGAAGCGGAAACCGTCTTTACGCACAAGCGTGGTGACGTCGTTCTGGTTCAGCAGACCTGCATCGGTTGCCGGGTCCTGCAGATCCCAGAACACATCTGCAGAAATTCCGGTGACACCGTTCACGCCCACGTTGGACAGGCTTTTGTGCCACCCAGTCTGCTCATCAATTTTGGCACGCAGACCAAGCGCACGGGCGGTGGCATATGCCGTTGCTTCGGCATTCAGCACCGTGTCCCAGCCAGTAAAGTCGGGCCAGATCAGCATTCCTTCGCGCTGGCTGAAGTTTTCACGGTAAGTGATCGCCTCCTGTACCGTCTTGCAGCCATACGCTGACAGGTAGGCAAACCCACGCAGGCTTTGCGCCACACTCAGCAACTCAGTCGCAACGGCTTTGTTATCGTGACCTGGCACGCCGAGAATGCGCGGTTTAACGCCGAGCTGTGTCTGGGCAGATAACAGGGCTTTCATGCCTGTTTTTTTACCTTCAGCAGTCACTGCGCCGATGATATTGGTCGTGGTTTCTTCTTCCGTTTCACCCTGCGGCACACGCACAACAACGGTCACGGGTTTTGCCTGGTCAGCGATGGCATCCAGCGAACGGGCCAGCGTGCCGGACTCACCCGCTTTACAGCTGGCAGTCAGCACATCAGTGATCAGCACGGGTTTATTAAGAGGAAACATTTTTGCATCGGCATCATCGCCCGTGCAGACCATGCCCACGATGGCGGTGCTCACCGTGGTAATGGATCGGGTACCTTCGTTGACTTCAACAACGCGCACCCCGTGGTGGTAATCCTGAGCCATAGTGGCGAACCTCCTGATTGGATTAGGCTTCGCCCTATGTTGAAGTGATTGTGCCTGACAAACAGCTAAGCGCAGTTGTACCGTTATTCACACAAAATGACGGTATTTGTCTGCTTGCAGGGATAATCAAAATAATGCTGATTCAGGGGGATTCATTACTCTTATTTGCCGGAAATTTTCTATAAATTGTGGAAACACCCACATCAAAAATCAGTGCAATACGCTGTCTTGATTCTCTGGCCTCGAGTAAGCGTCCAATCTGTGCCCACTGTTCGGTGGTCAACTTAGGACGGCGTCCACCTACTCTGCCTTTATCACGAGCTGCAGCCAGCCCCGCCCTGGTACGTTCAACTATCAGTTCGCGTTCCATTTCAGCCAGGGCCCCCATGACATGAAAAAAGAAACGGCCCATTGGGGTGCTGGTATCAATACTGTCAGTCAGGCTTCGGAAATTCACGCCACGCTGACGCAACTCTTCTATCAGCGTAACAAGATGCCGCATACTGCGCCCCAACCTGTCCAGCTTCCAGACAACCAGAGTGTCTCCTGCCGATAGTGTCCTGAGCAGTTTTTTAAGCCCCGGTCTGTCGGACTTAGTGCCACTGATTTTGTCCTCAAAAATCCGCTCACATCCCGCGCAGTTCAGTGCATTACGTTGCAAATCTGTGTTCTGGTCATTTGTTGACACGCGTACATAGCCAATAAGCATGATCATCTCCTTGAATAAAAATCGGGGATGATGCCAGTTAGTCGTAATCGCTGCATTTTCTTATACGTTGGTTTGGGAGAAGCGGCGAAAAGGGATGTGGGCACAGGAGATAATCAGATACCGGATATGGGAGCATTCGCTTCTGGTTCGGGATGGTTCAGGCTACCAGGTGGATATATTGTTCAGTTTGGCACTTTTTCAGGAAACACGACCCGCTTTATCAGTGGACACTTCCCTATACCATTCCCTAATCAGCCGATGGTTTCAGTCAGTGTTATGTCTGATGCCGTTCAGTCAGACCCGTCGAATCCTGCCCCGCAGGTTTTGTCTGTAAATTTTGAACATATCAGTAATTCAGCGTGGCGTGTGGCAACCAGTGATATCTCACAGCAATACAGATTCAGTTATATTTCGATAGGACGGTAGAAATGCAGAAATATATTTTCAGTGCCGATAAAAATGCGTTTTTCCCTGTGGAGCTTAAAATCGCTTATCAGGAATCCGGCGAATGGCCCGGTGATGGAATCGAAATTGACGACACTGTTGCCGCCGAATTTATGAAGGAAGCACCAGAAGGAAAATACAGAGGTGTCATCGACGGAATGCCTGCATGGATTGATATTCCACCGCCAACTCATGAGGAACAAATTGCCGCAGCCGAACTGGAAAAGCAGCAATTGATTAATCAGGTCAACGAATACACACACAGTAAGCAATGGCCTGGTAAAGCGGCGATTGGTCGCCTGAAAGGTGAGGAACTGGCGCAATATAATTTGTGGCTGGATTATCTGGACGCACTGGAACTGGTCGATACTTCCAGTGCGCCAGATATTGAATGGCCTACGCCTCCGTCAGTTCAGGCCAGATGACATCCGGCGCCGTGCTGGTATCTGTTGCCGTCACCGCGTCAATGTAATCCAGCGCAGCGTTAAGTCTGGCGGTTTCTGCCTGCGTCAGATTCCGTCCGGCCTGTAATTTCAGCTGAATCAGACCAATGGAAGCCATTGCAGCATCAATCAGTGACTGGCGCTGTGCTTCTGCCGCTTCTACTGCGGCGCTATGCTGTGCCTCAGTATCCGCCACCCATTTTTCACCATTCCATTTATCATATGGCGTTAACGGGGCGATAGTGGTTGTATTTTCAGGGTAATCACCCAGAGCGGTGATTTCTTTTGATTCTCCTGTTTCGGTGCTATAGACCGTTTCACCGCGATGGTCTGGCACATATTCCCATGAGTTTAAATCTGCCGAACGGCAGATTGCATAACCAGCTTTGTTTGAGCTCGGAGCATCTAAACAAGAACATACCGGGATACCGACACCGACAGCAAGATGTTCAGTTGATGTGGCAATATATTCCCGTGTTTCGCCATCATAATTATAAACGGTAACACTCCCCGCCTTTGTAGCAATAAGCTCACTATTTAATACAACTTTATTCATCATGCTGCCCTTACAATGTAGTTAAACGCGATATTTCTTGGACGGTTTTCAGATGCAGTTACAACTCCAGGAGCAGCACTGGCATCGAAGTCTATACCTTCAGCAATTTTGTCAGTGGCTGAAGTGTTTGTGACATAAGCACTTTGAACTCTTGATGCTACTTTAAGAGCACCAGCAGCGAAAGTAATCAAAGCACTGCTCGATCCAGGTCTGATATTAAATCCTCCAGTTATATTTCTTATTGCATCCCCTTGAGATGATAACAAATCTCGACCAGCATCCACCCCGCGCCCATCATCCCAGCCGCGAATGAATTCACCGCGTAAATCAGGCAATTTATTTGTTGGATAAGCCTTTGCCAGTTCCGGGTATTCTTCTGCAGAAAAAGGCGCACCGTTGCATTTCAGCCAGCCTGTTGGCGGTGTGGCTGAAGGCCATGGAACAGGCACACCAACGGGTAATGCCGAACCTTCTCCCAAACCAACCTTTCAAATATTTTTCTGAATCAGGTGATATTTCGCCTCTTCTCCTGTTTTTACAACAGGAGAAGCACTCATGATTTACGGGTATGTTCGTGTATCAACAAATCATCAGGATACAGAGTTGCAACGTCTTGCACTTGAGTCAGCTGGCTGTGAGCGAATTTATGAAGAATATGCCAGTGGCAGAACAGCTAATCGCCCTGTGTTAAAGGAATTAATTACGGTGATGAAAAGTGGAGATGAGTTGATTGTCTGGAAGTTAGATCGGATAGGGAGAAATGTGCTGCATGCGCTATTGATGTTTCAAAATCTGCACGAAAAAGGTGTTAATTTTCGGAGTATTACAGATGGCGTAGACCTGAAAACAGCAAGTGGTCGCTATAATTTCCGTAATATTCTTTCTGCTGCGCAGTATGAATCTGATTTGAATAGCGAGCGAACTTTAGCTGGTTTGGCTATTGCCAGATCCAAAGGCCGGATTGGTGGGCGTAGACCGAAGTTTAGCGACGAGCAGTGGCAACAGATGGGAGCGCTCATAGCGGCAGGGAAATCACGGCGTTATGTTGCACGTATCTATAACGTTGGGCTATCAACCCTATATAAACGATTTCCTGTTACTGGCATTCAAACGAAATAATTTAAAAGCAATTTAAAGAGTTATTTGTCTAATGTTGGAAGCCGCAGCCACGTCGTATGCAAGAACGTGCTGCGGCTGGCTGGCGAACTTTCGATAGTGCGAGTATTGAATGATTTCCAGCCGTTACCGATTTTACGTGTTAATTAGTGAACAAACCACTCGTCAGCAGATTCCCAGGTATCTTTCAGAGTCTCCTGAACAAAAGTTTTTGCAGAATCCTTATCTGCGGTGCGTGTAACAGAAAGGCCATCGTTGCTGGTGGCTTTTACGATCACCTCTACATCGTCATAACGTTTACTGATGCGTCGGGTTAATTCTTCCTTTAACGCATCCACAGCACCGGTTGGCATTTTAGTCATTTTTTCTTTGGCTATGCAGATTTCAATACGCATAAAAGTCCCTCTATACTGTGTTTGTATACAGTATTATTTTTAACTGTATGGATAAACAGTGTCAAGAGGTCTTATTTCTGCTCCTTTGGAGCTCTTCAAAACGATTATGTAAAGATTTCGGATACAGTTCGGTATATACCTGCCATAGCACGTTTAATGAACGATGCCCTGTAACCTGGGCGACTTCCTCAATACTAAAACCAGCCTCAAATAAGCGACTTGCCCCTTCTCTACGCAAATCATGGTATCGCAGATCTTTAATACCTAATTTGCTTCTTACCCTCTGGAATCCCGCAGTAACAGAAGTGCTGTTATATGGAAAAATGAATTCTGATTTTTTGGGTTGTCGTTGGACGATATCCCAGGCTTCCCCAAGCAAGGCTACTTTCATATGGTTGCCTTCCTTTTTACGTGGATCTTTCCTGTCTCTTACGAGTATGGATTTTTGTTCCTGATCGAGATCCTCCCATCGTAATCGGCATACTTCACCGATTCGCATACATGACCACACAGAAAATTTGAGGATATCAACGAACGGAATTTTTGAGCATTTATGTGTAGATCGTTGTTGAAGACCTTCAATGAGCATGTCCAGTTCATCAGATGCCGGTCTACGATTACGACGATTTGATTTACCAATTAAACCAAGTTTAAGTAGATATGGACGAGCGGCTTTTGCTGGGTTTGATGTGTAATTAATTCCATATACAGGTTTGGCAGCATCCAGAACACTGCCAAGATAACTAACATCGTGGCTAACTGTAGCTGGACCTGCACCAGCGTTGTTTCTTAGCCTGCAATGTGCAATTACGTCATTTTCTGTCAGTTCAGATAGTTTGATCGCGGAGATGTCACTATCCATAAGCAGTTCCAGCACATATCTTTTAGTACGGCCTGCTTTACCTCCGGCATTTGGGTCATTTAAATATTTGTGTAGTAAGTCACGGACTGTAAGTCCGTCAACTGCATTTGATGATGGAATGCCATATAGATCTAATTCCATCACTTTCTGTGTGCCCCATGTTTTGGCATGAGCATGTTTAGGGAATGTTTTGCTTTCCCTGTAAGTGATAACACCTTTTTCTTTGATAATCACATTACAGCGATAGCGTGGTGTGCCATCGGATTTTAGTCGTTTCTCTATGTTATAGTACGCCATTACACGACCTCGTTATTTCGGGTTCCCATAAAACGTGGGAACCTGTGCGGGAACCTAACGCGAGAAAAATAGCCTGAAATGTTCAAAAATGCACGATAATCATGAAACACAAAAAATTAATCAAACCAGCGTGATGCCTGAAAAAACTGGTGTTTACTGGAATTCTCGGTTTAGCATTGCTCCTATGCTTGACTGGACGGACAGACATTGCCGTTATTTCCTGCGTCTGCTTTCCCGCAATACGTTGCTGTATACCGAAATGGTGACCACAGGGGCGATTATTCACGGTAAAGGTGATTACCTGGCGTACAGTGAAGAAGAACATCCGGTAGCGTTGCAACTCGGGGGTAGCGATCCGGCGGCGCTGGCACAGTGTGCGAAGCTGGCAGAAGCGCGTGGATATGATGAGATCAACCTGAATGTCGGCTGCCCGTCTGACCGGGTGCAGAACGGCATGTTTGGTGCGTGTCTGATGGGTAATGCGCAGCTGGTTGCCGACTGCGTGAAAGCGATGCGCGATGTGGTGTCGATTCCGGTGACGGTGAAAACGCGTATTGGCATCGATGATCAGGACAGCTATGAATTTCTCTGCGATTTCATCAACACCGTTTCCGGCAAAGGTGAGTGTGAGATGTTCATCATCCACGCACGTAAAGCCTGGCTTTCTGGGTTAAGTCCGAAAGAAAACCGTGAGATCCCGCCTCTCGATTATCCGCGTGTGTATCAACTGAAGCGTGACTTTCCGCATCTGACGATGTCGATTAACGGTGGTATCAAGTCGCTGGAAGAAGCTAAAGCGCATTTGCAACATATGGATGGCGTGATGGTCGGGCGCGAGGCGTATCAGAATCCGGGTATTCTGGCGGCGGTAGACCGAGAGATTTTTGGTTCCTCGGATACTGATGCTGATCCGGTGGCGGTAGTGCGCGCCATGTATCCGTACATTGAGCGTGAACTCAGCCAGGGTACGTATCTCGGCCATATTACCCGGCATATGCTGGGCTTGTTCCAGGGTATTCCTGGCGCGCGGCAGTGGCGGCGTTATTTAAGTGAAAATGCCCATAAAGCGGGTGCAGACATTAATGTGCTGGAACACGCGCTCAAACTGGTGGCGGATAAGCGTTAACTTTTCACCAAAAAGTAGTCAAATTCACCACGCCCTGCGCACCGTCGCGGGGCGTTTTGCTGTTAAATCAATAGATTATTTTTGGCATGATTCTTGTAATGCCAGCAAGAGATTTCATATTTGGGAGAGCATCATGCTGGAACTACTTTTTGTAATTGGCTTTTTTGTCATGCTGATGGTCACCGGTGTTTCGTTGCTGGGTATTATCGCCGCGCTGATTGTGGCGACGGCCTTTATGTTCCTCGGCGGTATGCTGGCATTGATGATTAAGTTGCTGCCGTGGCTGCTGTTGGCGGTTGCGGTGGTGTGGGTGATCAGGGCGATAAAAGCACCAAAAGTGCCGAAATATCAGCGTTATGACCGCTGGCGTTACTAAGGGATTGTGCGGATGATCACAACCTAAGGTTTTATCCTTAGAACAAAATAGGAATTGATAATCAAATCTGTCACTATTGCGCGTCAAACAAATTCATCGAGCTGTACCCTACATACAGCCGAACTATAAAAGAAAGGGCTTCCCAGGTGGAAGCCCAATTTCTT